TGAAAAACGTGGTCATCGCGCCGCTGACCAAGGATACCGAAACCGAGCACACCTATGGTGCGCTTCAGCTGATGGCGGGCGCAATCGAAGCGTCCATCACCCCTGAAAACGCCGATCCGGACGTGCAGCACGCCGACGACGTGGAATTCGACGTGCTGTACCCCGATCCTGAACTGACCTTCAAGACCAAAATGGCGGATGTGCCGCTGGCCATTCAGGAAATGGTGTTTGGCAACCAGATCGACGACAACGGCGTACTGGTGCGCACGGCTTCCGACCGCCCGCCTTACTTCGCCGTGGGCTTCAAGTCGGAAAAGTCGGACGGCACCTTCCGCTACGTCTGGCTGTTCAAGGTCAGAGCCAAGCCTGTCACGGAGAACTACGCCACCAAGGAAGGCACGAACGTCACCCGCCAGACCGGCGAAATCGAGTGGACGGCCATTAAGCGCACCCACGACAACCGCTATCAGGCGGTGGCGGACGAAGGCCAGAACGGCTTTACCGCTGAAAAGGCCGCCACCTTCCTGACGGAGGTATACGAGCCGACGTTTACCGCGCCCGGCCCGTAACAACAAACCATTTCAATCATGCACACCGCTGTCGGCTCATCCCGGCAGACGGTGTTTTTTGATGCAAGGGAAAATACGTAAAATCGCCCGCGTGAGCAAGGCTTTGACGCTTTGCAGACTTTGGCGGTTGTGCAGGCGGGCTCAGCCCGCTTTTTATATGGAGGTGAACTCATTGTCTCTGGAAGCCCTGAGTCGAAACGGCCACAACCTGCAGCTGGGCGAGTTTGAATGCGCGGGGCTGTATCAGATTCCCGTCATTCAACCTGTGCCCGCTGCGGAGAAGGTTCGCTGGATTCCTTTCAACAGCGCCCGGACGGACGCGCTGCGCGGGGCGCACGGGGTTCACTTCTTCATCGACGATTACCTGTTCGAGCGCTGCTGGAATGACCCTGACCGGTATGCCAAGCTGCTCAGCGAGTTTCGGGCGGTGCTTTCGCCGGATTTCAGTCTGTTCACGGATTACCCGCCTGCGGTTCAGCTCTACAACCACTGGCGAAAGCATCTTCTGGCCGTCTTTTGGCAGCAGATGGGCCTGACGGTGATCCCGTCCATCTGCTGGAGCGACGAGGACAGCTTTGCTTGGTGCTTTGACGGCGAACCCATCGGCGGCACTGTGGCCATTTCCTCGGTGGGCACACAGAAAGCGCCGGAGGCAAGACGGCTATTCCTGCTGGGATACAGCGAGATGATAGCCCGGCTAAAGCCTGAGAAGATTCTTTTCTTCGGCGACGTGCCGGAGGGCTGCACCGGCAACATTGAAAAGCACACTTCCTTCTACTCTGGACTTGCGCATACGCGGAAAAAGAGGTAGTGTGATGGGAGGAAGAGGCGGACATAGTCACCGGATGACTGCCGGTCGCGGAGCCAGCGCCATTGACCGGCTGACCAGCATTACGCAGCTGAACAGCTGGCTGCGCAATCAGGACTGGTTCCGGCCCGGCAGCTATATTTCTTTGAATGGTGTAGATCTTGAAGCGGCACGCGGCATTGCCAAAGCCTATCAGCAGGTCTTTGACCGCTATCCCCAGCTGAAGGGCTTTTTCAGCGGGGTCAAGTCCTTTGATCTCGGCAGCGGCACTTATGCGGATTGCAATCTGGCGACTGGTCAGATTCGCGTCAGCAACACCATGTACCGGCGTTTGCAGGAGTTGGAACGCTCCTATGCCCGCGATATTCGCGCAAACTGGCATCCTGCCGGTACGGATTGGGCCGCCATTCTGACGCATGAAATCGGTCATGCGATTGACGGCTATATTACGCAGCACAGCGACGGCGGCTTTTTTTCTCATGACTGGTCTCGCAATTCAAGCGAGCTGCAGGCGAAGATCGCTGATAAGCTGCATGTGGGCACATCCACAGCGGATATTTCCCGTCAGCTTTCCCGCTATGGAGCGACCAATACGCTGGAATGGTTTGCAGAAGCCTTTGCCGAAGGAATGCGTTCTGAGAACCCAAGGCCCATGGCACGGGAATTCATGATTGAACTGGATAAAATTTTAAGGAGGCTGAGATAAATGTCCATGGCAACGCCGCGCTATTACGATGATCCGGATTTTCAGAAATGGTATGACTTTGAAACGGAGCAATTCAAAGAGGGCACACCGCAGGTATTGATTGAAAAGGTCAAAGCCGAAGATGAAGAACGCAGGCTGGCCTATGAGCAGGCGCTGCGCGACGGCTTCATTTTATAAGAGGAGGAAACCATATGATCAGCTGCACCCTGAACGGGAAGAAATACACCGTTGACTTTGTGTCCGGACGCGCCCTGCGGGAAATGGAGCCCGCCGCCCAGATGTACGGGCGCATCGTGGCCGTCTCCAACGCCGCTCTCAAGGGCGAGGTGCCGGAGGGCGCAAAGAACCTGTCCATCGGCGAGGCGCTGGACGTGATGATCCGCTGGTTCTGTTTGCTGTTCGGCAATCAGTTCAGTCCGGACGATGTGCTGGACTACTACCCGGTGGATCGCATGATGCACGACATTGCGCTGGCGCTCATGGCCGTGCAGGCACAAACCACGGAGATTTTGGACGAGTTCCCTACGAAGGCAGCGAAGATGGAGGAAGCGGAGACGCTTCAGTCCTGACGCTGCCTGATTTCATTTATTCCACCTATAACAGCCTGCTGGAAGGCGGCTGGCGCATGAGCGAAATCGACGGCATGGATATGCTGGGTTTCCTCCGCGTCCGGGCATGGAATGCCCGAAAAGAAAAAGAGAAAAAGCAACCGCGCCGTGCCTATATTGATCAGGTGTGGCAATCCCTGAAACCGTGAGCAACCGCCCACGGATTTTTTATTGCATCGAGGTGAATACCGATGGCTGAAACCCTCCGCGATCTTGTGGTGTCGCTGTCCCTGCAAACGGACAATTTTACCCGCAATATCAAATCCGTCAACAAGCAGATTGCCGAGGCGGAGAGCCAGTTCAAGCTGGCGGCCTCCGGCGTGGAGGGCTTTGAACGCAGCGCCACCGGCCTTGCCGCCCAGCTTTCGACGTTGGAGCGCCGTTTGTCTTTGCAGAAGGACGCAGTAACACAGTATGAGCGGGCACTTTCGGCAGCGAACGACAAGCTGCAGGAGTGCTTTTCCCGCCAGAACGATTACGCCCAGCGCCTGACCGATGCAAAAACCGCACAGCAGGCGCTCAAGGAACAGGTGGCCGCAGCGGCACAGCAGGTCAGAACCTATTCGGCCACACTTGGCGAGAATGACTCCGCTACCATTGCCGCCAAGGCCAATCTGGATGCGCTGAAAGCGGAGTACCGTAATTCCTGCGCCGAGGTCAAAAAGCTGACCGGCCAGAATACGGCATTGAAGAAGACCACCCAGAACGCAGCGGACGCTGTGACCGACGCAACCACCAAGCTGAATACGGCGCAGGCGGCGGTCAGAAGTACACAGGCGGAGATCAACCAGTGCAGCCAATCCCTGCGGCTGGCACAGACCAACTGGGATGCTGCCGGGAAGTCCATTGATGCCAGCAGGGCTGCCATCGTCACCTTCGGCAAGCAGATCGAGCTGGCGGAGAGCCGGTTCAAGCTGGCCTCGGTGGGCATCAAGGACATGGACACCAGCGTGACCGGTCTCACCGCAAAGCTGACGCTGCTGAATGACAAGCTGCGCCTGCAGGAGCAGAGCGTTCAGCAATACGAGAATGTGCTGCGGGGTGCAAAGGAACAGCTGACAGCCGCCCAGCAGGCCAACGATCCGGAGAAGATCCAGCAGGCTTCCGATGCGGTCATTGACGCAGAAGCTGCCCTGAACCGCGCCAAGGCTGCCGTCGCTGCCACCCGCGCCGAGATTGCCAAGACCAATCAGCAACTGAACACAGCGAAATCCGCATGGACGGAGGCGGGCACGAACCTCGAAGCCTTTGGAAAAAAGTGCGACTCCGTCAGCAAGAAAATGAATGCTACGGGCCGGACGCTGACCACCGTCATGACCACGCCCATTCTGGGTCTTGGTGCGACGGCAGTGAAAGCTTCCATTGGGTTTGAATCGTCCTTCGCATCTGTCCGAAAGACCGTGGATGCAACGGAAGCCGAGTTTGAGCAGCTGGCCGAAACGTCCAAGCGTATGTCCACAGAGGTTGCGGCTGGCACAGATGAAATCAACGAGGTCATGGCGGCAGGTGGTCAGCTGGGTGTTGCCACAGAGCATCTGTCAGATTTTACCCGCGTCATGATTGATCTCGGCAATTCCTGCGAGGACTTGAACGCGGACGAGGCTGCGACGACCATTGCGCAGTTTGCAAACATCATGGGTACCAGCCAGAGCCAGTTTTCCAATATCGGCTCCACGCTGGTGGATCTGGGCAACAACTTTGCCACCACCGAAAAGCCCATCATGGAAATGGCGCACCGCATGGCTGGCGCGGGCAAGCAGGTCGGGCTTACGGAAGCACAGGTGTTGGGCTTTGCGGCGGCGCTTTCCTCCGTAGGCATCGAGGCACAGATGGGCGGCTCCGCCTTCTCCAAGGCGCTGGTCAAAATGGAGGTTGCATCGGAGACGGGCGGCGAAGCGTTGGATGACTTCGGTAAAGTGGCCGGGATGACGGCACAGCAGTTTAAGACGCTGTGGGACAATGACCCCGCCGCCGCATTTCAGGCGTTTATTGTGGGCCTGTCCAAGCTGGACGATGAAGGCGAAAGCGCCATTAAGACGCTGTCGGACATCGGCATCAACGAGATTCGCCTACGCGATACGCTGCTCCGCGCCACCAACGCGACCGAACTGTTCTCCCGCGCACAGAACATGGCCAATGCTGCATGGGAGGAAAACACGGCCTTGACCAATGAGGCCGGGAAGCGCTACAGCACTACGGCCAGCAAGCTCACGAACCTCAAAAACAAGGCGCTGCTGTTTGGGCAGCAGATCGGCGATGACCTGAATCCCACCATCCAGAGCCTGATCGAAGGCGCGGACAACCTGCTGAGCAAGTTCCTGCAGATGGATGAAGCTCAGCGCAAGCAGATCATCCAGTATGCCGCTATTGCCGCCGCGATTGGGCCGGTGCTGCTGCTCTTTGGCAAGGTGACTAAGGGCATCGGCAGCATCTCTACCGGCATCGGCAAGTTTGCCACAGCGGTCGGCAAGGCGGGCGGCGGGATCAAGGGCTTCCTGAGCGTTCTGGGCAGCTCGCCCGCCGTATGGCTGGCCGTTGCCGCCGCGACCATCTATGCCACCGTAGCCATTGCGGATTATGTGTCCGGCGCTAAGAAGGCTCGCGAAGCGCTCAAGGGGATGCAGGAAACTGCCGACAAGTGGAAAAGCACAGCGGCGGAAACGTTCTACGGAAACAGCAAGGGCCTCTCCTTCTTCGGCATGTCCAAGGAGGATTTCATAAAAGACAAGCAATCCGCACAGGAATGGCTGGACGGTCTGCTGGCGGTCTGGACGGATGGCGAGAAGGAAAGCAACGAGATCGTCGCGCACTGGACGGACTCCTTCAAAAGCCTGACAGACAGCACGCGCACCGAGCTGCAGGCGCTCAAGGACGCAGCCGACAAAAGCGGCTATACCAGCGTATCTCAGGGGCTGGCAGCGGACATTCAGGCGCTGGATCAGATGGATACGGAGATTGCGCGGTTGCTGAAAAAGCGCCAGAACGGTTTCCTGACCGAAAAGGAAAAAATCCGGCTGCAGGAGCTGATCGACACCCGTGAGGCCATTGAAATCAAGTATCACCTGACCCCAGAGGATGTGGACGGCTTTGATACCATCCGGCAGAAGCTGGAAGCCGAGGTCGCCCGCGCACAGGTGCGTGGGAAACAGGACGCGGATGTGACCGTCTACGAGAACGCGCTGGTGGCCGCCGCCGAAGGTCTTGCCGCCGTCAATCAGCAGATCGACACGCAATACGACAAGGAATACGCACTTATCCAGCTGATTGAGGACAGCACCGAACGGCAGGCTGCGCTGGATCAGCTGAACAGCGAGTACACCGAAAAGCGCCGGGCTGCGGCGATGGAGTATGCACAGCTGTTGGCGGATGTGGTCATGCCCGTCTGGCAGCAGGAGGACATCCAGAAAGCCGCCGCCGATGTGGACGCGCTGACCCAAAAGCTCCGCGAATACAGCGCGGCGACGGAAACCGAAAAGCCTGCGCTGCTGGAAGACCTGAACGCGATTTCCGCTGCCATGGACGAGGGCGCGATGACCGAGTACATCGCCATGCTCACCCAGATCCAGTCGCTTCTGGATAGCGGCATGACCGAGGGCGAGATTCAGGCCATGTTCCCGGAAATTGACTTTACGACGGCGCTGGAGCAGATCGCGGCCATTCAGACCTTTCTCAACAATCGCGAGGTGGAGCTGCCCGGCCTGACCTCCATGTTTGGCGAAGCGCTGCCGGAAGAAGTCCTTAAAATCGCCACTGATCTCGATATGACCGGCGCACAGGAGCGCTGGAACGCCTTTGCGGAAAATCCCGGTGCGATTACTACGGACGTGATTGTGTCCGGCTATCAGGAGGACGCTGCGGCACAGCAGCTGCAGCCCAAGGTGGAGGCGTTTATCGCCAAATACACCGAAATCCCGGAGGGCGCGGACAAGGCTGCGCTCACGCCGGAAGGGCTGATTGGGCTGGTCAGCGCCTATGCCGAAATCACAAATGGCGCGGATGTGTCGGGCCTGACTCCTGAAAACATCACCGCCATGGTCAGCGCCTACAAGGAACTGGCTGCAGGGGCGGACGTATCCACGCTGAAGCCCGCCGAGATCACCGCCTACATCTCCCAATACATGGAGAAAAACGGCGTGGACATGAGCAGGCTGTCCCCGGACGGGATTACCGCCTTTGTACTGGCATATCAGGAAGTGACGGGCGGTGCGCTGACGACCGAGCTGACCCCGGACAACATCACGGCCATGGTGACCAAGTACCTCGAAGCGGAAAATGTGGATGTGTCCCAGCTTTCCTCTGCGCAGATCGAAGCCATTGTCAGCAAGTTTGCCGAGGCCACCGGCTGCGACAAGTCTGAGCTTTTGCAGAATTTCACGGCGTACATCGCCAAGTACGATGACAGCAACGCCGTCAAGCCCAAACTGTCCGTGACCGTCGGCATCTATGGCTATGACCTGATCGCCTATAGAAAGTTCATTGCCGAGAATCCCGTAGAGGTACAGGGTATCGTCAAGCTGGGTGAGCTGTACGAAAACCCGCAGGATGTGCTGCTTGACCCCAAAACGAAATTTTGGCAGGATGGGCAGGAAATCCCGGTGGAGGCAGTGCCCAAAGAACTGCTGACCGCCGACAAGGTAGCCGTGCTGGACGAGGACGGTACGCTGCACGTCATGGTGGCCCCGGACGTGACCGGCGCACAGGAGTCTATTGACAAGCTGCGCACAGAAGTGGCCGAGGTGGATCAGTTTGGCACGACGGCGCTGGGACGCGCTGCCGGTCTGCTGCCCACCACTACGCTTGACATGATCGACTCCGCGCTGGAACGCATTGAAACGGCAAAAGGCCGCTTGGGGCAGTGGTGGAGCTTCCTGTTCGGCGGCGACAGCGGCATCATGGGCACACTGGACACCAGCATGAAATACGATTTCCCGGCAGAACGGGTAGCCGAGCTTTCCACCTATGTGGCTGAAATCGTAGCCGCCATCCAGCAAGGACAGGAAGTGAAGCAGGAGGATCTGGAGAACCTGCAAACCATCTTGACGTTCCTGCAGGAGCTGGATACCAACGAGGTCGGCACCCACATCCTTGAAGGCGTGGGTGAAGGCATGACGGCGGCAGGCTGGGACAGCGACGCGGAAACGGTCGCCTCCAACCTTGAAGCCGCTCTGAATACGGCGTTGGACATCCATTCGCCTTCTCAGCGCGTCAAGCCCGTGGGCGAAAACGTGTCGGCGGGCGTAGGCGAAGGCATGAGCGGTTACGATTTTACCTCGGATGCCAGTGCCTTGGCAGCCAGCGTTGAAGCTGCTGTCACCAGCGCACTGCCGGGCGATGCGCTCGCGTCCTTTGGCATCAGCGCCGCAGAGGGTCTTGCCAGTGCGCTTTCCTCCTACAGCATGAGTGCAGTGGGAGCCAGTGTGGCTTCCGGTGTGCGCACAGCCGTCAGTACCCAACTGACGACAGCGACGCTTCGCTCCGCAGGCGTAAATGCCATGGCGGGTTTGCGAGCCGGTATTTTGGCCGGGCGCTCCGGCGTGATCTCCGCCATGCGCTCTGCCGCCCGTGAAGCCGTGAACGCTGCGAAAAAGGAACTCAAAATCAAGAGTCCGTCGCAGGTGTTCCGGGACGAGGTCGGCGTGATGACCATGCGCGGTTTTGGCGCGGGCGTGCTGAAAGAGAGCAAGGAACAGGCAAAGATTATCCGCAATGCTTCCCGCTTTCTCACCGGCGAAGCGCGGCAAGGCTCTATTGTCCAAAGCAGCAGCGATAACCGCAAAACCTATAACAACAATGTGTCCTCCACCATTCAGGTACAGCAGATGGTGGTACGGGACGAGCAAGACATCCGCTCTTTGGCGGTAGAGATTGCGACGCTGACCAGACGGCAGCAGCGTGGAAAGGGGCTGAGAATGGCATGAACGACTGGTTTTCATGGAATGGCGTGAAATGCACGGAATACGGCATTCATGTGCTGGAACAGCCGCCGGTCACGCGCCCATCCGAGCGGGTGACGTTCACCGATGTGCCCGGTCGGTCGGGCAGCCTGACACTCCTGCAGGGGGATGATGTGTATGACGACCTGACGCTGACGGCTGTCTGCATCATCTCGGACGCTTCACGCATCCCCGAAATCTGCACATGGTTGAAGGGCAGCGGAAAGATTGTCTTTGCCAACCGGCAGGGCGGTTTCTATGAGGGGCGGGTCGTCAATCAGATCCCGTTTGAGAAGATTCTACGCGGCAACCCGCACCTCAGCTTCGCCGTGAACTTCCGCTGCAAGCCCTTCTGGTACAAAGAAAACGCGCCGGAGATCACCGTAATGACCTCCGGCACGTTCATCACCAACCCCGGCAGCGTCTATTCTGAGCCGGTCATCACGGTGTATGGCTCCGGAGAAATCACCCTCATGGTGGACATGTGCATTGTTGAACTGAACGGAATCACCGACAGCATCACGCTGGACACGCCGCTCATGGAAGCCTATCAGGGCGTGACCAGCATGAACAGCTGCATGAGCGGGGACTTCCTGACACTGCTGCCGGGGCAGAACGCTGTTAGCTGGACAGGAAACGTCAGCAAGATCGTTATTCAGCCGAATTGGAGGTATCTCTAATCCTTCTGATTGCTGATTTTACTTTTGTATGCTATACTTTCCTTAATGAATTTGTGCAGGAGGGATTGAAAAATGATCGTTCTTACCGAGCAGATAGAGATTCCGGCTGCCTACGAAAAAATGGAAGCCTGGGCTGCCAACTTTGAGGAGGAGTTTGTGAAGTGGAGTCCATACCACATCGAGTGTAACCTCTATGACGGGAACTATCACGCAGGAAGCAAGGTTCGTTTCCGCGAGATCGTCATGGGGCTGGACTACGATGTGACCGGCACAATTACGGAATGCGAACAGGATGAGAATCATTTCCGTATTGTATTCCGGAGCGACAAGAAGACGGCTTTCATTACCTTTGAAGGGAAAAGAACCGAGACGGGGTGCCATTTCTCTCACACCGAGGCTTTTGGCATGACCACACCGGTGATCGGAGCGATCATGAACTTCCTGATTTTCAAGGTGTTTTTCAAGAAAAAGGCAAACTGGCAGCTTATCCGTGATGATATGATATTGGACAATAGATACTTGCGCGATATTCTGACCGAGGGGAAATACCCGGAGAGAATTCCGCTGGACAAGCTGTTGAGTGACGTGAAGTAAACGGTAGGGTCGCTAATCTCAAGGTGGACATCTTGAAGAAGGCGCGACCGCCCAAAATCGCAATGCACTGCGCAAATCAGCGGACAAAAGGCACATAGTGTTTAGCGAATGCCAATTCATTTTAAAGCGTCCACCTTCGGGCCGGGCGCTTTCTTTATGCCCTGAAGGAGGTGGTTTCCCCTGATCTGTGTATATCCTGCTGACTGTACCGACTTTTCGAACAATGGTCTCGGTGCGGTTATGCCCATGTCCTGCACCGTGACCGAAACGCTGAACGGCGAATGGGAGCTTACGCTGGTGCATGACATTGACGAGCACGGCAAATGGACGCGGCTTTCGGAGGGCTGCATCCTTCGTGCGCCTGTGCCCGCCGCCATGACTCCCAGCGTCGATCTGGTGACGCAGCAGTACCAGACCAGCACCTACGACGTGCAGATCTATAAGATCACGACCAAGAGTGGGCCGCTGCATCTGCGTTCCGGCACGGGCACGAATTACAAGATCCTTGGAAAGTACAAGAAAGGCCGCGAGGTCATTGTACTGAACAAGACCACATCCAGCTGGTATGAGGTCACGGCTCCGGACGGCAAGCACGGCTATATGGCCAGTCAGTACCTGACCTTTCAGCGCACGGAAACGCAGACGGTTCAGACGAATGTAGGGTTTCGCAATCAGGTCATTGAAGCCCGACAGCTGCGAGATCAGCCCTTCCGTATCTACCGCGTGGTGCCGGAGCTGGATAAGGTCACGGTTTATGCCCGGCACATTTTCTATGACCTGCTCGACAACATGATTAAAAGCCTGAAGTCCTCGCCCTCTGCGGTGGGGGCTTCCGTCGTTCAGAGCTTGTCGGGGGCGTGCCTGTCAAGCCATGATTTCTCGTTCTATTCCGATCTGACTTCAACTGCGGAGGACGTGGAGTGGGAAAACGTCAATCCTGTGGAAGCCATGCTGGGCGAAAACGGGCTGGTGAGCAAGTACGGCGCGGAGCTGGCCCGCGACTGGTATGACGTGTTTCTGGTCAGGCGCGTGGGCAATGATACCGACGTGGCCATCCGGGAGAAAAAGAATCTGACTGGTATTTCCTACGATGTGGACGAAACGGACGTGGTCACCCGCATCATGCCCACAGGTGAGGATACGGACGGGAACATTCTGTATCTGCCGGAGCTCTACATCGACAGTCCAAACCTCAACGCTTATACCCATCCGAAATGGATTCATTTGCCGGTATCGGAGGCCAAGGAGGTCACGGATGGCGATGAGCCGAAAAGCAAAACGCAGTGCTACGCCGAAATGCGCAAGGCCGCGCAGACGGAGTTTGACGCGGGCTGCGACCTGCCTACGGTCATGCTAAAAGTGGATTTTGTGAATTGCTCGGATGCGGAAGAATACAAACAGTACGCTGCGCTCACCGATATTTTCCTCGGCGACAGCGTGCGCGTCATAGCACGTCGCATCGGCGTGGAAGTGTCCATGCGCATGACGCAGTATACCTACGACTGCCTGACCAAGAAATACACTTCTGTCACGTTGGGCACCGTAGCCGATACGCTGGCGAGCAGCATGATCTCCACTCGTCAACTGGCATCCGGCTCCATTACCGGTGCGAAGCTGGCGCTGAATTCTGTGGGCAGCGGGCAGCTGCAATCCGGGTCTGTTGGCAGTTTGCAGATCAAAAACGCGGCTATCGGCAGCGCTCACATTCAGGATGCCAGTATTACGCGGGCGCACATTGCCGAAGCCCTGATTGATGTCCTGAACGTAAACGCCCTGACTGCCGTTACGGCCAAGATCAAGGAACTGGCAGCGGGAACGATCACAACGGACGAACTATACACCTCCATTGCCATGATCGCCACGGCACAGATCACCACGGCGAATATCGTCAACGCCAATATTGACTGGGCGCAGATTGAGCGGCTGGCAGCGGACATTGCGGAGATTTCCAAAGCCCAGATCACGACCGCCAACATCAACGCGGCCAATATCGATTGGGCAGCCATCACGACCCTTTCGGCTGCTGTGGCCAGCATGGTGAAGGCGGATATTGGAACCGCCGACATCGATTGGGCACATATCAAGGATTTGGCCACAGACACAGCCATCATCACGCAAGGCACAGCGGGTGAATTGTATATCGCAAAGCTCGCTGTGACCGAGGCAAACATGGTCTCCCTGACTGTGGGCGAGTTGGTTGTTAAGGGCGAGGATGGGCATTTTTATTCTGTTTCCGTGGATGCGGACGGCAATGTGGTTTCTTCCCGCAAACAGGTGTCCAATGACGATGTAGCCGACCTGAGCATCAACGGCGGCGAGAAAATCATCGAGGGCAGCATTACGGCCAAAACGCTGAATGTGCAGAATATCTTCGGCGATAACGCCGTCATCCGCTCCCTGATTGCTGCCAATCTGGATGTGGATACGCTGTTCGCACGCGAGGCCACCATCAACGCTCTGAACGCCATGGACATCACGTCCAATACCTATCTGCGCCTTATGGTGGCAGGCAAGGCAGACAAGGAGG